AGAATTTATAGGTAAAAAACAAAAACAACTAGATTTACAAAAAAAGATAAATCAAACCATTACAGATACACCAGTACAGCCTTTAGAAAAAATTAATGCAATAGTTAAAGAAAATATAACAATTGTTAAATCTTTTGCAGATACGGTAGAAGGTCAACTTACAAATGCATTTACAGATTTCTTTGATTTAACAACTGAAAAATTTGGTGACTTTAAAGAATTAGCTACATCAGTTGCTAGAGCAGTTATTAATGAGTTGATAAATGTTTTTATTATTCAAAAAGCAGTAGGTATGGTTAAAGGTTCTATTAGTGATTTCCAAAGCGGTGTTGAATATGATAAACTTACAGACGGTGACACATTATTTGATTTTGATGGCGGTGGCTTTACTGGTGCTGGTGTAAGAGCTGGTGGTTTAGATGGTAAAGGTGGCTTTATGGCTATGGTACATCCAAATGAAACTGTTGTAGATCACACAAAAGGCCAATCAGTTGGCGGTGGTGCTACAGTAAACTTCAACATATCAACAGTTGATGCTGCTGGATTTGACCAGTTACTAACATCAAGAAAAGGACTCATAACATCAATTATTAACAATGCCATGAATACTCAAGGCAAGATGGGGGTCGTATAATGTCAGGACAATTTCCAACAGACCCAAATTTCAGATCATTAGTATTTACAGATAATAGACCAATACTTTTAAACCAAACATTATCAGGTAAAAAATCAGCAAGACAAATAGGTGCACAATACTTTTCTTTTACAGTACAGATGCCACCATTAGAACAGTTAAAAGCACAAGAAATATTTGCTTTTCTATCTAAACAAAAAGGTGGATTTGAAAACTTTACTATTGCAGCACCTTTAAACAACAAAGGAACTAGCCACAGTGAAACCGATATCCTTGTTAATGGTGCAACTTCAGCAGGTGCAAGTGCTGTACCCATGGATGGCTTTTCACATACCAATCATGCATTAAGGGCAGGTGATTTGATTAAGTTTGCAGGTCATACAAAAGTTTACATGGTTCAAGATGAGGTAACCGCATCAGGTGGTAGTGCCACTGTAAACATACAGCCTAATTTAGTTGCCAATGTTGCTGACAATGAAGCTGTTACAGTTAACAAGCCACTTTTTAATGTTTATCTTGCAAATGATGAAATTAGATACACCACAGACATAAGTGGTTTTTATAACATTTCTTTTGATGTGAGAGAGGTCATTGAGTAATGCCAAGAAGCTTATCAGCAGCTTTACAAACTCAAGTATCTGCTCAACAAACTAAAACAGCTTTTCTTGTAGAATTGAATCTATCTACCGTTATAAGGCTTACTAATTTTTATAGAGATGTTACTTATGATTCTAATTCTTATGAAGCTGGTGGCTCTTTTTTATCAGTTGATACAACAGCAGAAACAGGTCAGCTACAAGTTAGCGATATAAATCTTGGTTTTTCAAATGTAACTGACCAAGTAAGGCAACTTGTAAGAGATGGTGCTTTTACTGATAAGGTTGTTAATGTTTATATAGCTTACTTTGATGATGACGAAACATTGGTAGGTGCTATAAATTACTTCACTGGACAAATAAAAAACGTAAACATATCTGAAACTTTAGAAGATTCGTTGCTAAGTATGGCAGTTGCTTCTCATTGGGCAAATTTTAATCTAACAAAAGGCAGACATTACTCAGATGAATCACAGCAATCAGTCTACTCGGGTGATAGAGGTTTAGAATATGCCACACAAACTAAATCAGATGTAAGGTGGGGTAGCTAATGATTGGTTTTTTTAAAGCTGTTGGTACTTTTGTATGGAATGCAATCCAACAAATAGGATGGGCGGGTGGATTTAACCTTAAAAATATTTTTTATGCATATACAGTAGCAGTTGGTGTAAAAGGTTACTTACAAGCAAGGCAAATGTTGGCTAAAGGTCAAGACATACTAGCCAACAAAACTGCTGCTGGTGGCAAAATACCAGTTATATATGGAACAAGAAGGGTTGGTGCCCAAATTGTATATTTGGATACAGCACAAAACAGGTCTAGAGATTTATTTGTTGTCTATGCATTAGCAGTTGGTGAGTGTGAAGAGATACTTGGTAGAACTATTGAAATAGATGGTAATAGTATTCTTGATGGCAAGATATACAAGGGCGGTGGTTATGTTGGCTCAGACAAGATAACTTCAGGGTCAGGTTCTTTAAATACTGCATCACAAGTTGGTGATGTGCAATATTCTAGTGCTGGTAATTTAGGTACTAACCCAGCATTGAGATATTCTTTTGTATTTAACTTGCACCATGGTGCTAATAGTCAAACAGCAGACCCTATGCTTAGAGCATCTATACCTTCTCAATGGTCAACTAATCACAAATTAAATGGTATTTGTTATATAGCAGCAGCCTTTGATTATGATAAAAAGGGTATGTATCAAGGAGTGCCACAAATAACAGTACAGGTAAAAGGTAAAAAGGTTTATGACCCAAGAACTACTAACACTGCATGGTCTAGCAATGCGGCTCTATGTTTCCTTGACTACATTCAAAATGATGAATATGGAAAAGGATTAGCTACAACAGATATAAATATGACTACATTTGAGACTGCTGCTGATAAGTGTGATGTGTTACAAAATCAACCTTTTTATGGAAGTAGTTATCAAAATGTGACTTGGAGTGGAACTTCAGGCACTAATAGAATAAGAATTAATACCTATGACGATGCTTTTCAAAACAAAACAGATGAAGTAATAAGCATTAAAGATTCAGGTGGAACAGTTATAGTAGATTCTAAAAACATTGATGCATGGCGAACAGATGAATTTTTTGATGAATCAAGAGTTAATGAAATTATTATTGATGATAATTTAGGTAGCAATTACACAGATGAATCAGGCTCTATATTTACACAAGTTAAAAGATTTCATTGTAATGGCTATGTAGACACTAATAAGAACGTTATGGATAACGCTAAAGAGCTTCTTGCAAATATGAGAGGTATCTTTACTTATATTAATGGCAAATATGAGTTACAAATAGAAGATACAGGTTCTTCTACATTTAGCATTACAGATGACCATATTATTGCTGATTCAGGCATAACAATTGATTATGGAACTAAAGATAAAAAGGCAAACAAGGTCATTGTTGAGTTTTTTAATGCTAATTTAAAATATGAGTTAGATACAGTCACAGAATTGCATGATGCTTCACCTGATTATTATTCAGATGATGGTGAAATATTAGAGATAAAAGCAGAGTTTCCATATATCACAGACCCTTATATTGCATCAAATATGGCTAAGGCTATTTTGCAAAGAAGTAGAAAGCAAACAACAATACAGTTTTTAGGAACACCTGAAATGTATAAGCTAAATATAGGTGATATCGTTGACATTACTTATGCAGGTTTAGACTTATCCACAGCTAATTTAAACAACGTATTTAGAATTGAAGCATTAGAACTACAGCCAAATGGTCTTGTATCAGTTAGTGCAATAGAATATTTTGATATCTATTCTTGGGAAGTGCCAAGCGTAGAAACAACAGCAGACCCAGTAAACTTGCCAACAGCAGGTGCACTACAAGAGCCACAAAACGTAAGTTTTACAGACACAGATGCATCAGCTATAGGTAGACCCATATTATCTTGGGATAATCCAACAACCTATCCAGCTAAAGAATTTAGAGTAGATATAACTGATAGCTCAAGCAATCAAGTAATGAGCAAGATAGTGGATACCAATACAGTTGATTTAGCCTTTATACCTAAAGGCACTAATTATAATTATGCTATTACTTCTATTAACGGTTTAGGTGTTGAGTCTAATGCAACAACAAGCACTTTCACCATAGCAGATGACCCAGTAAAAACTACTGAAGTAGAAATGAATGGGGTTACCATGTCTGATGTTGAAAGTTATGGAACTGTATCAGGCAAAACAGGAAACTATGTAAATTTTACTAATATAGTTAATTTTACTAATAAGGTTGAATTTGAGGATGGATTTATTGTAGATGCTGGTAGTACACAATTTGAAAATCCAGTAACTTTTGTTGATGGTTTTACTGGTCAAGGTATATTTGACATTGGCAGTGGTGCAATAGAGTTTAGCTCTTACACACCATCACCAACAACAGATAGGTTATATAGAGTAGGCGGTGCTTTACATTATAGTGGCGAAGAGCTAGGCAGAGTATCTAATGGCACACCAGCATCATCTAGCAGCACAGGTACAACAGGTGAGATAAAGTGGGATTCAAACTACATCTATGTTTGCATCGCTACAAACATGTGGAAACGGGTGGCGATAAGCACTTGGTAATAGTAAACTAATAAAACACAGAGACTTAATATGGCACAACACGATTACAACTTAGCAAACCAATCAGGGGCAGATTTTAGAGCAGATTTAAACAATGCTTTATCTGCAATAGTAACAGTCAATAGCGGTGCTACAGCACCTTCTACTACCTTTGCACATCAGTTATTGGTAGATACATCAAGTAGCGTTTTAAAGATTAGAAACTCAGCTAATGATGCTTGGGTGACTACAGGGGTTAGCATTACAGCAGATAATACATTTGCTGGTAACTTAACAGGAAACGTCACAGGTAACCTTACAGGTGATGTAACGGGTAATGCTGATACAGCTACAGCACTTGAAACTGCTAGAACAATAAATGGTGCATCTTTTGATGGCACTGCAAATATATCTTTTGGTACTGATTCAGTAAGC